GGGCGCGAGATGACTTCGAGACTTTCATCCGGAAAGTCATGTGGGATTCACTGGTCTATGACCAGATGACTTTCGAGGTGGTGCCGAACCGCAAAGGCCAGCCGGCCGAGTGGTACGCGGTCGATGCGGCCACGATGCGGCTGGCCGATGCCCGGAGCATGGCGACCTCTTACAACGATGATACCGCGGTGCGCTACGTCCAGATTTACGATTCGATGATCATAAACGAGTACACCGCCGAGGAGCTATGCTTCGGTGTGCGAAATCCGCGAACGGACATTTATTTGCACGGCTACGGTGTGAGTGAATTGGAAATGCTGATACAGGCCGTGACCGCCCTGCTTTACGGATTCGAGTACAACACGAAATTCTTTTCCCAGGGGTCCGCGGCCAAGGGCATTCTGAATTTCAAAGGGGCGATCCCCGAACAGTCGCTCCAGGCTTTCCGGCGTCAGTGGTACGCGCAAATCAGCGGCGTGCAAAATGCATGGCGCACCCCGATTGTGAATTCCGAGGATTTACAGTGGATTAACATGCAGGGGTCGAACCGCGAGATGGAATATAGCGCATGGATGGACTTTCAAATCAAGACCGCCTGCGCCATGTTCGGCATGGACCCCGTGGAGCTGAATTTCAACTACGGCAATGTAGGCCAGAGGTCGACGCTTTCCGAAGCGAGCAACAAGGACAAATTGACAGAATCCAAAGAGCGCGGTCTGCGCCCGCTTATGCGGTTTCTGGCCAAGTGTATCAATCAATATATCATTTGGCCATTGCACACTGATTTTGAATTCCGCTTTGTCGGCCTGGATTCGATGACCCGCGAGGACCGCGCCGATCTGAATACCAAGCGCGTCAAGACGCTCTGGACGATCAACGAATTGCGGGCCGAGGATGACCGGCCGCCGCTGCCGGATGGCAAGGGCGATGTGATCCTCGATTCCGTTTGGCTCCAGGCCATGCAAACGATGCAAGGGCAGCAGCCGGGCGGCGGGGGACCGCCCGGCCCCGAGGGCGCCCCGGGCGGCGAGGAAACGCCCCCGGAAGGCGAGGAAAAAAAGAAAAAGGGCAAGGGCGATGAAATGGATTTTGAATCTGCTCTGGCGAATTACGCCGAAGAAAATCCGGAGGGCGAGGAGGAGGAGGAGCGAGGCCCTGAAAAGGGCGGCATGGGAATTCGCGGACCGGGATCTTCGCAAGGTCCGACCCAAAAGAGTCTGCGAATTTGGCGAGTAGAGCTATGATGATGGCCCAAATACTGTGCATCGTGGCGGCGATTATATTGCTTTACTTATGGATGGTCCGGAACGACAGAGGCGATGATTGACGCGGAATACATAGTGACCGCCATCGACCGCCAGGGCGAACGGGAGATCCGGAAAGCCTGCAAAACGCGGACTGAGGCGGACAATTATTTGCGGACGGTGCCCAGGGAAAAGGTCCCGGAATTGTGGCGCCGGGAAGGAAAGAAAAATGCGAATCAAGCACAAGGCTAACGTGAGGGTCGCCGAAGATGCGGACATGAAAAATATCCTGTTCGGCTTTGACGACGCCCTGGCCGAGGTATTGATTGACAACTACCTGACGGTGGCCTCGGGGAAATTCTCAATCGACCCCGCGGACACCGAAGAATTGTCGCTGGGCGACATTACCGCCTGCAAGGGGATCTACCTGCATGTTTTCGGCGATGCCGAGGTGACCCTGAACGACGCCGCGGATTCGATCCAGATGCACCGGGCCGGCGTGGCTGTAACGGACAAGGCCAAGCTGTTCGTGGAGGCGGTGATCACAAAGGTCACGGTCACGGCCCCGGCGGACGCGACGATCACGGGGGTTTACTGCGCCTGGGGCGATCCGGCGGTGTGATCGATGCGCGTGGACATTCAAGCGACCCCGGCGGAGCTGCGGGCCAAAAGCGGGGATCTCGTGAAAGCTCTGGCCAATGCCCTGCGGACCGCCGATCCGGACCTGGCCGAGCGCCTGGAAAAGGCGCAGGAGGCCCGGCCGGTGGTGACCCTGCGGGCGCCGGTTATGCGTGAATTGCAGATGAAAACGCAGGCGGCCTATGATGCGATGCTTCAGGTGATGCTCGCCGATGTTTTCCAGGTGATCGACCAGGGGTTGAACCCGCAGGAATAGGGTGCTCATGGTACTATTGACCCCCGATCAATTGCACGAAATCCGGGCAATTATTGAGCGCCATCATGATGCGTTCATTGCGAACATCCTGGGCGCCGATGGCATATCCAAAGAGCGGCTGGAGGAGTTGCGCCGCCTCGGGATTCTGGCCCCGAGATTGGAGGCCATCAAAGAGGCGTACCTGTACGGGCAGATCCAGGCCATCCGGCAGAATCCGGCCGTGGCCAATATGCCCTATGCGGAATTTAAAGCCTACCTGGCCAGAAACCCGGTGCCCCTGGGGCCGGCCGAACAGAACGCGGTCAAGATCGCCACGTTCAACGCGGGGCAGTATTGCAAGGGTCTGGGAAACCGGGTGTCGGTCGAGGTCAACGATGACATCGTGACCAAGGTGGTCGAGATTGAGGCAGACCAGGAATTGCGCGAGCGAACCGAGGCCACGATCCGGGAAGCGACGGCGGAAAACATCGCCCGGCGGGAGGGCGTAAGCAAGCTCAAGAGCGATCTCGGCTGGGCGACCGGCGACTGGTCACGGGATTGGGCCCGCATTGCCGTCACGGAAAAGCAGAATGCCATGCAGCAGGGCATGGCGGACCATTTCAAAAAACGCTACGGGGCGGACAGTTTTGTTTCCAAGTTGCCGGCGGCCGGGGCGTGCCAGCATTGCATCCGGTTGCACATTGGCCCGGACGGGGCGCCCCGCATTTTCAAGTTGTCGACCCTGGAGCGCAACGGCACGAACGTCGGCCGCAAGGCGGCCGAATGGCAAGTGGTCGTTGGCACGGTTCACCCGAATTGCCAGTGTGAAATCGTCCAGGTGCCCGCCGGCTTTGGATACAACGACGAGGGGCAATTGGTCCCGGGCGGCACCCTGGGCCAGCGGTATGAAACCGAGGGCGAAATCGAGCTGGCCTTGCTTCAGGAAATGGACCTTCGCAAGGGATTCGAGTTGGAGGGCCGGGTCGATTTTCAGGGGTTGCCCATGGCCATCGAAACGGACGTGGGATCGGTGCGCCGCTGGACGGCACCGGACGGCTCGACCGGGGAAACCCGGATGTCAGTGGCCTATGGCTTCATCGAGGGGACCGGCGGCGCGGACGGCGAGGAGCTGGACGTGTTCGTGGGGCCGGACCCGCGGGCGGAGCTGGTCTATCTGGTCGAGCAGCAAAACCCGGCAACGGGACTTTGGGACGAGCAAAAGGCGATGCTCGGGTTTTCAAACCAGGCGGACGCCGAGGCGTGCTACCGGCGGCACTACGACGCGCCGGATGATTACCTGCTTTACGCCACGGCCCTGGATATGCCCGCGTTCAAACGGTGGATTGCGGAAACCGGCCTGGATATGGGTGCCGAGGTGGCGTTGGAAAAAAATACCGCAATCGAGCGCCCCTCGAAATCCCCGTCCTTTGTCATTCCCCTGTCAGGCGGTGACCTGGTCAAAGCCGAGGTGGCCGCGGGTGCCGGGTCCGGATTCGGCGTTGGCCGGCAGCGGGGCGGAAAATACATCAAGCGGGTTCCGTACACCGGGAAAGACGGCAAAAAGCACTATCGCTATTTCTATCATGAATCGGCAGTTGCCCGGGACGTGGCGGCCGGGGAAAAGGTCAAGATCGGCGAAACGGAAACCGGGGAAGCGCAATTCGCCAAGGTCAACCAGGTCGAGGAGGACGGGTCGATCCATATGACGGTCGGCGAAACGGAAATTCACGTCGCCCCCGATCAATGGGAGCACCTGTTGGCGAATCATTACGGCCAGGCGTATCACGATTGGGCCGAGAAGCGGGCCCGGCAATCGGTTGACGCGGTGCTGAAGCACGTTCCCCGGGAGCACCTTGCGGACCTGAAGGGGGAAACCGACAAAGAGCGCCTGGAGGACCTGAAAACCAGGGTGCCCCAGGTTTACGAAAAGCTGAAAAAGAGCTTTGACCGGGCGGGCGTTAATCCCTTCCGGGCGAAATCGGTTTTGTCCGCTTCGTTGGAGCGCCGGGGCTGGGAACCCGAGGCCCGGGCCGCGGTGATCGGCAACGTGATCACGAAACGGAATGCCGATTACCGCACCACGATCCAGGCGGCCGAAAACATGGCCGCCGGCAAGCCGGTGACCGCCGGCCACGTCGGCGCGGTGACCGAGCTATTGAAGCCCAAAAACGGCACGGTCGAGGAACAGATCAAGGCTACGGCGGAGGCGGCGGAAAAAGAGCTGGCCAAGCTCAGTGAATTGCTGGCCAAGGCCCGGGGCGGCGATGCGAAGATCGGGGCGGAGGCTCTGGCCGCGGCGTTGTCGTCGACCGCCCTGCAAAAGCTGAACATGATCGCCCAGGCATTCCCGGGAACCAAGGATCGGGCCATTGCAGGCGCCCGCAATGCCATGCTGGAGGCGCAAAGCCTGGCGCCAGCAACCTCTGGCCCGAAATCGACCCGTGGCCGTGGCGGCGCACAAAGGTTTGTCAGGCATTATTCTGGTGCAGGGCAGGGTGCCGGAGCAGGATACGATAGCAAAGGCCAGGGAAGAGGGCATCCCGATCATGGTGAGCGATCTTTCGGCATTCGAACTTGTAGGCAGACTGTATAAGGCGGGAATCCGTGGTATTGAGGCGCTTTAAGGCCGATCTGCACGTACACACCTGCC